ATAACTCTTCAGAGAGTAATAAAGCTGTAGCTATTATTAGTTTTGGATCAACACAATCATCAGACAATGGTACATTTACAGTAACAATGCCAGCAGCAGGAACGAGTACAGCAATTATCAGGATTAGCTAATGGCTCTAGTCTTAAAAGACAGAATTAAAGAAACATCAAATACCACAGGTCAGGGTACACTTACCCTAACTGGTGCTGTTGATGGTTTTCGTACCTTTGCCGACATAGGTAATACTAATACAACATATTATTGTATTACTGATGGAAATAACTTTGAAGTAGGTATAGGTACGTATACTGCTAGTGGTACAACTTTAGCTAGAACAACAGTGCTTCAAACATCTGCAGGTAATACAACTAAGATATCTTGCACAGGTAATCAAAAAGTATTTGTAACACAGCCTGCAAGTAAAGCTGCATATCTAGATGCAAGCAATGAATTGGTTGTTAATAATACTCCTCTTAGTACTATACAACAAAGATGGACAAAAACAGCTAGTAGCAATCAAACGGCATTTAGTGGAGCTGCAGATAGCAGTGGCCCGACACTAGCTGTTAATTCTACTTCTCACGTATTTTTAAATGGTATATTTCTAAAAGAAACAACTGACTATGCATTGTCAGGTGGCACTACAGTTACGCTTACTGCAGGTGCTACTCTAAATGACATAGTAGAGGTTATTACTTTTACACCTTTAACTACAGCAACTACAGGAATAACTAGTGGTAAAGTTCCTGTGTTTACTAGTGGTGTAGCTGATAATGACTTTCTCAAGATTGATGGTACATCTGTGGAAGGTAGGAGTGCTAGTGAAGTTAGAAGTGATCTTGGGCTTGGGTCATTAGCACTTTTGTCTCAAGTTGCTCAACCAAGTATGGCACTCAATACTGTTAATGAAGCAATCCTTCAAGTAAGCAACACTCCCACTAACAATTATTTTTTACAAGCACAGTCTGGTAATACTGGTGGTCTGACTTGGGCTGAAGTTGATCTAAGCTCTTATCTCACAAGCTCTACTGCATCATCTACTTATGCCCCATTAGCAGGGGCTACCTTTACAGGAGCGATTTCAGGAACTAACGCAACTTTATCTGGATACTTACGTGGCCCCTCAAGTTTTACAATAGACCCTGCAGCACATGGCGATAACACAGGAACTGTAGTGATTGCAGGTAATCTTCAGGTAGATGGCACAACAACAACGATCAATTCCACAACAGTAGCTATTGATGATTTGAACTTTTCAATTGCTACAGATGCAGCTGATTCAGCCGCGGCTAATGGTGCAGGCATTACCATAGGGGGTGCAGGGGCAACCTTTAATTATACTCATGCTGATACATCTTGGAATATGAACAAGTCTTTAAATATTACTGGTGCTGTAACTGCAACAACCACAATAAATGCAGGATCAAATGGTGGTTTTTATTTAACCCAAGATAGCAGTGAAAGTGTTATTAGGTCAGAAGGCCAACCTATAATTTTACAAACTTTTGCGGCAAGTGCTTGGAATGATAGATTAACTGTGACGAATGGTGGTAATGTTGGCATTGGAATAACCCCTGCTACAAAACTTGACGTTTCTAATGGAACAGAAAGGCATCAGGTATCTTTTGCTTCAGGTGAAGTATACTTAATGGCAAGAAATGCCAGTGCTTACATCACACAAGAATACATTGCTAATCAGCACGTATTTACAGGATATGGAGATAGTAGCAGTAACGAAGCTATGAGGCTAGATGGCTCTGGGAATTTATTGGTGGGAACGCTTGATACTTCTCTTTACAACAATACTTCTGGTGGTGGTTTAGTATATCGGCCTGGTAATGAATTAACTATTGCAGCAGAAACTAGCCCCCAATTAATTGTTAATCTTACTGGTAACGATGGTGAAATGATACGTTTTGCTGACGATGGCAGCACTGTAGGGTATATTGGACTAGAGTCAGGTTCAATACACATTGGTGGGGGAGATGTAGGCATAGGATTTTATCAAAGTGCTGATGCACTTGTGCCACTTAATCCTGCTAGTGGGGCGTTAAGAAATGAACAGATAGATTTAGGACTTGCTAGTGGGGGTCGATACAAAGATGTGCATTGTCAAGGTATGTATGTTGGAGCAACAAACACAAGCTATGACTTTTACAACAATGGAACTACTTATCTTAATGGTGCTTTAACTGTAGATAATTTTTTAACTGTATCTGGTACTGGCGCAGGAGTTTCTATAGATGGTGGAACATCAAACAATGGTACTGACGCTACTTTATATGTAACTGCTACCAATAATAATGATTGGGGTCTTATTATAGATAAAGCTTCAGCAGGTGAATATGCACAAGATATACGTGTAGCAACTGGTGCTAGTTATGCATTTCGTGTAGTTGGAGGTGGTGCAGAACAATTTAGGATTACTGGAACAGGACAGGTCTATTCACAAAGCTCAATTTATGCAACTCAATTTGTTGATATTAATAGTAGTACTTATTTAGTTGATCCTGCTAGTACTTCAAAACTTAATTATTTAAATCTACTAGGTACATTACAAAGTGATGGAAATTCTGGCACATCTGGTCAAGTTTTTACATCAAATGGGGGTAGTAGGCCAACATGGCAAGATGCAGGAGGATCAGGGTGGGAACACGTTACTACATATGAAGGAAATGGTAGTGATTTATATTGGGAAATTACTGTGGAAAGAGGCTATTATTATAAAGTTTATTTTTGGGATGTACAAATAAATAATGGTGGTTCAAGAAATTGGGATATTAGGTTTAACAATTATACTAATGGCTTACAGAAAGATCATAATAATAATTACATAACTGGACAAGGTTGGGCAGGTTGGCATTATACTGGGGGCAATAGCCAAGCTTCCTATAATGGAAGTGCAGAAAGAGATGCTGATAATAGTTCTGGCTCAACAGGTTGGTATAGTCTTAGTGGAATGGGTGATACTGGCAGTGGTTATGGAGCTTCCTATGGTAATTTTGAATATTATCAACCTGCAAGACTAGGTAGTAGTGGTGGTACGAATAACCCCATATTTAAAATTGAATTTACTAATAACTATAGACGAGAATTTGGGATTCAGAAACTTCAAGTTGATGGAACATCAGGGTCTTCAACTGATGCTACTTTTATAAATAAAATTAGAGTTTCTACTTTGCAATACATCAACAGTGGGTTCTATGGTAAATTTAGGATTATGCGATTAAAGGATATATAGGAAACTACAATGACAGAAAAAAGAACACAGACAGGTACAGTTATTGCAGTAGATGGAACAATGACAAGAGTAACTATTGATGAGGACAGTCCTGATTGGGTTGAGCCACTTACAGAAGAACAAATTAAAGAAGCAATAGAAAAAGACAAGGCAACTGTGTGGAGGCAAATACGTAATGAAACATTAGGAAAAAGTGATTATGTTGTTTCGGTTGCCAATGAGTCTGGAGGTAGTGTTTCTGATGAGTGGAAAACTTATAGACAAGCTCTAAGAGATTTACCAACTCATAAAAATTGGCCTAATCTAGAGGATGATGATTTTCCTAATGAGCCAGGCAAAGATGAAAAATGGAATAGAGAAAGATTTGGGCCACGAGTATAGATAATATAGGAGAAATAATGACTGAAGAAACAAAACCTTTACCAACAATTGTTTGGAACGAAAAAGAATACAAACAAGAAGACTTAACTGATACACAAAAATATTTATTTGCACATCTTTTAGATATACAAAAGAAAGAACAAAATGCAAAATTTGCAATGGATCAAGTCCTGGCAATGAAAGAAGTATTTAGTGCTAAACTAGAAAAAGAAATGGAAATTAGGAAAGAATAAATGTCAAAAGCATTAGACCGCAGTCAAAGAGCAGGATCAGACCCTATACAAATTGGTAGCACAAAACTTGTTACCGATAGTAATAATGATTTAACAGTTCAAGACACCAGTAATAATACTAAGAAATTAATTGCTAGTGAAGTTCACATAGGTACTGGCTCTGATAAAGTTATTCTCAAAAGAAGTAGTTCAGATGGAAAGCTTCAACTGCAAACAACAGATGGATCTTCAACAACAGATAGTGAAGTTTCGTCTGACAGTAGCAGTGGATCAGGTACAACTGTCTATGCAAACATTGCTGCTATGGTTGCTGTATCTTCCCCTGCAGCAGGATCACAAGCTTTAGTTACTGCAAATAAAGGTCTTTACATTTATAATGGATCTGGGTGGTACAAAATTGCAACAGTAAATACTTCTCCTTCACTGGTAAGCCCTGCAACAGGAACAGATATTGTAATGGCTACAGATGGTGCTGCCGCATCTATTGAGCTTGTAGCTACAGATGCAGATGAAGGAACAGTTTTACAAAATTCATATACTGTGTCTACTGGTTCCCTCACAAATGGTGGTGGCACAACGGCAACAGTAACAAGCAGTGCTACATCTAATGGTACATATTCTGCACTAGCAGCAGGAGCATCAACAACTAACAGATTTTTTAAAGTAACCCCAACTACAAATACTGACCATCAGGGCAGTTTTTCACTTCAATTTTCAATATCTGATGGTACAAATGCTGCCACAACAGTACAAAATTTTGCTTTAGCATTTGCAGTTTCAGGTTCACTTTACTTTGATGGAACTGGCGATTACTTATCAATAGCAGACAGTGATGATTGGCATTTTGGCACTGGTGATTTTACATTAGAGGCATGGGTTTATTCTAACTCTTTTGCTAATGGTTATAATGGTATCATAGCTCAATGGCCTCAAAATGGTGGTAATGCAAATAACTCTTTTGTTTTAGAAACAGTTGGTACTGAATTAGATTTTTATACTGTGCATGGTGGAACTACACTAACTAGTCATACAGGATCAATAACTTTAGATTTATATAAATGGTATCATGTTGCTGTGCAAAGATCTAGTGGAACTATAAAATCATATGTAAATGGGATTGAAGATTTTTCTGTTAGTAATAATAACAATTTTAATAATCCCTCTTCGCCTGTAACAGTTGGTGGAGGAGTTGTTGGTACTGGTGGAAGTTGGAATGGTTATATTTCAAATGCAAGAATTGTAAAAGGCACTGCTGTTTATACTCCAACTACTCCTAATGTTGGTTCTTCAGCAGTTGCAACTACTGGATTGTTATCAACTCCTACTTCTTTACCGAATTGGGGAACTACTTGGACATTAGAAACATGGGTATACATGACTAATAATGGTAGTTATAATGTATTTTTTGAGGGAAAACCTAATGGTAATAATTTTGGATATCTTGCTAGAAGATCAAGTGGTACATTAGATGTATATTATGTAGGTGGGTTTGCAGATACTCCTGGCAGTGGAACAATTAATTTAAATCAATGGCATCACATTGCTTTATCTAATAATTCTGGTTCTATAAAAGTTTTTATAGATGGTGTTCAAACTGCTAGTGGCACTGCTAATACAGCAATTTTTCCTAATGGATCTGGACAACTTCATATGATGTCACAAGGTGATACTGTTTGGCAAACAAAAGGCTATATGTCTGACACACGACTTGTAATTGGTACATCTGTTTATAGTGGTGCCTTTACTCCACCTTCTGATAAACTTACAAAAACTGGTGGAACGTATCCTTCTACTACAAATGTCAATACATCATTCCCAGCTGCCCATACGTATTTGCTTACAAATCAAACAACTTCTGGATCAACTATATCAGATAATAGTGATCAAAATTATACTATGGTTACAGGTGGCTCTCTTGCAGGCAGTACAACAAAACCATATTCTAATTTTATTACTACTCCAACTAAACCCCTAACTGCTATAACGAACACGAAACTTTTGGTTGGATCAAATTCTGATGCTACTACTGTAACAAATGGTTCATACTTATTTAATGCAAGCAGTGAAAATTTATTAGTATCACATTCTGATATGTCATTTGGAACTGGCGATTGGACTATAGATTTTTGGTTTAAATTATTAGCGAATACTGGAAGCAATCAATGGTTGTTATTCTTCGGGCCTAGTAATGCTTCAGATAATACCGAAAGTATTCATGTATATTTTCCTTCTAATAGACAGTTAACTTTTTGGGATTTCTCTGGTGGAGGTTTTTATGGGCTTCTTGGAGTACCTACAAATAATGTATGGTATCATGTAAGATATGTACGTCATGGGCTTAATCACTACCAGTTTCTTGATGGTAATTGCTATGAAGCATACGCTTCTGGTAACTCTAGTGCTAGGGGTAATATTATTACGACAGGTCAGTCCTTTGTTGCAGGGAATAGTTATGATCATAACCCTTCATCTAATGATGCTCTTCGTATTGGAGGAGGTTATTCTGGTGGATATGGTCTTTCAAATGGATTGCTATTAAGTAATCTTAGAGTTGTAAAAGGTACAGCTTTAAATACATCAGCAGCAGGGTTTGCTAGACCAACAGCACCTTTAACTGCCGTAAGTGGTACAGTATTGCTAACGGCTCAAAATGGCACTGGTAATCCTACAGTGGACAATAGTGGTACTAATAAAACTATTAGTGTCGCTCAAGGAAGTCCAACAACAGATACAAGAAATATTGAACTTGCAACTTCTGATGAGAGTGCTTCAAGTCTTTCGATTACTGAAAATGGGAATACGGCATTTAGTTATGTAAGTCCATTTGATAATCCTTCTGGTGGATCTACAAAATTTGATGGAACTGGAGATTATGTAGAAACTCCTTCACACGCATCATTGCAATTTGGTACTGGAAATTTTACAGTAGAATTTTGGGTATATACTGGTAGTTTGGCTGCAACTATAATGCCATTCGACACAAACTATAGTGGTGGTGGTATAGGCATATATATTGGTGGAGGTGGCGATGTTAATCATGGTAAACTCTTTGTGTGGGCAACTGGGGGTAACACACTTATTAATGATGGAACTGGAACTGCACCCTTGATGCAAGAAAACACTTGGTATCATGTTGCATTAGTCAGAAATGGTGGTCAGCTAAGATGTTATCAAAATGGTGTAATGATTACTTCTTCATCTGGAGCTGCATCTAATGATGGAAGTCATGCTTCTACTACTAATTATACTCAACAAAAAGTAACGATTGGTGTTAAACAAACTAATCATAGCACTTTTGCACACAATGGATATATATCTAATTTTAGAGTAGTTGTGGGTTCAGCAGTTTATACTTCTGGAGATAGCAGTTTTACAGCACCAACTAGTGCATTGACTGCAATAACTAATACACAACTCTTAACATGCCAAAATTCTACTGGTGCAATTACAGATGCAAGTAGTAATAATTATACTCTGGTCATAGGAAATGATGCAATTGCTACTAAGTTTGTTCCATTCTAATGAGGAAATAAAATGTCATTTGGCTCACTGTCATTTAGTGAAGATTCCTTTTCAAGTGAAGGAAGTGCAGGTGTTAATGTAACACTAGCTTCTGTATCTGCTACCTTATCTTTAGGTTCAGTTACAGTACAGGGTGCAACAAATGTAGTTTTACCTAGTCAAGTATTAACTACGCATCTTGGAACGATTGCTTTTAGTGGCGATGCAAGTTTTCTTTTAGATGCTGTTAGTGCAACATTAGCTCTAGGCACAGTAGCCACTGAAGGTTCAGGTAATGTATCCTTATCTGGTTTAGCGTTAAACCATAATATAGGTAACATTAGTATTATTGGAAATGCTGTTGTTAGTGTAGCAGCATATATAGGAAATAACGAAACTCATATAACAAGCAATGTAGGAACTGTTACTACATCAGGCACTGCTACAATTGAATTAGCTTCTGTTACTGGCACATTGGCTTTAGGTACTGTACAATTAAGTGGTGACGCTACCTTTGCAATTGATACTGCAACATCTATCTATGGAACAGATGTATATGGTACTGGTATATTTATTAGTAATTCTTTTGTACCTGCTTTAGAGAGTGCAATAGGCACAGTAAGTATTGTTGGCAATGCAAATATCACACTAGTTGGTATACAAGGCACACTAGCAATTAATCCACCCACTGTAATTGCAAATGCAGTAGTCGATCTATCTTCTCTTGGTTCATTAACTACAGCATTAGGAACAGTTACTACAGTAGGAAATGCAAATGTAACTCTACCTTCAGTTTCAGGAGTTATGGCATTAGGAACTATAAGTGTTGTAGGCAACGCTAACATCACCATTACTGGTTACGCAATGCAGTTAACTTTTGATGATGTAATTGTAACAGCAATACGACAAGACGATTATAATAAAGGTAGAACTGTATTTGTTCCTTACAGACAAAGTGGCATAAGAAGTACAAATACTATAGCAACACAAAGTAGAACAGTAATTGTACCACCAAGAAATCATGTAGTAAAAACTACAAAGATAGCAGCATAAAGGAAAACACATGTCGTTTAAATGGCCTAACAAAGACCCTGATGAAACCTTAGACTATAGCATGGATTGGTCTAGGTTTTTAGGGTATGATCATTCCACAAGTTCAGGTACTGTTATTGTATCTAATCTATGGTTTATTGACGATGCTAGTGGGGTAAAAACACAAATTAGTGGGTCAGAAAATACCACAGTCAATGGTATAACAACAGTGTTTAGTGGTATATTAAGGGATAGTACTAACACAGTTTGCACATTAAGATTAAGTAGTGGTACAGTTAATCAAACGTATAAGATTACATCACAGATAACAGACGATACAGGACTTATATCTGAACGAGTAGTAAAGTTACGTATTAAGGAAAACTAATATGGCATACAATTATTTAGACTTAGTAAATGAAATTAATAGAAGATTAAATGAGGTAGAGCTAACAACTACTAATTTTATAACAGCTAAAGGTTTTTATCAAACTGCTAAAGATGCTGTAAATTCTTCTATAAGACACATTAACCATGAGGAGTTTAACTGGCCTTGGAATCATAGGGAAGAAGAAGAAATACTATCTGCAGGAGTAATGCGATATCCTTATCCTGAAGATGCAAAAGTATTAGACGAGAATAGCTTTAGGTTAAAACGAAATGATACGCTAGGTATTGAAACTAAAAAATTAAAATCACTTGACTATCAAGAATATCTTGACAACTACATAGACTATGAGTATAATACCTCTACAGGTATACGTGGAGTACCTAACTATATAGTACGTACACCAAGTCAAGAGTTTATATTTGTACCTTGTCCTGATAAAGCCTATGAGTTAGTGTATGAGTACTATCAAAATCCAGTTATCTTAGAGCAAGCTAGTGATGTACCCTCAGTACCACAAGAATTTAGACATGTGATTGTAGATGGTGCAATGTACTATGCTTTTCAATTTAGAGGAGATACACAAAATTCCCAATTATCAGAAAGAAAATTTAAA